AGTAAAAAGCTACATCGTTGAATAAATTCAATTCACACTACAGGCTCTCTTGCGCTCTACTAAAATCTAGTATATAGATTGTTTAAATAAATTGGTTATCAAAAAATAACTGGCGTTTAGGAGGCGCTGATATTATGACAACACACTTTACTTCAGGAGTAACTAACGTTGTAGCGGGTGGAACTGGTGGAAGACTTAAAACACCTGATCCAATCAAGTACCACATGTACCACAACGACTTCGATAAATTTGTAGCGGCTGATTATACAATCACTACTACAGAAGCTGGTGGCGGAGACGCTACAGAGACTATCATCACTGGTGATGGTGGTTTATTAAAAATAACAAATGATGCTGCAGACGACGATTTAGATTTTTTACAATGGAAAGGACATGCGTCTGGAACTATTGAAAACTATAAATACGAAGCAGCAAAGGACTTATATTATTCTGTAAGATTCCAAACTAATGATGCAACTCAAAGTGAATTAGCTATCGGACTAATAATCACAGATACAGATCCATTTACATCTGTAACTGATGGTATATTTTTCAGAAAAGCTGATGGAGATGCAACATTACAGTTTGTAGTTGAAAAAGATGGTACAGAGTCAACTTTAGATGTTGCTGAACTAGCAGATGATACTTTTATCACTGTTGGTTTTTACTACGATACTAAAGATAGACAGTTTCACGTTTACAAAAATAACAAAGAAATCGGAAAGGTTGTAAATACAAATGCACCTGACGATGAGGAACTTGCTATTTCTTTTGGTATTAAGAATGGTGCAGCGGCAGCTAAATCACTAACTCTTGACTACATTAATGTAGGAAAAGAGAGAACAGCTGATACTGAACTTTAATAAGTAATAGTGTGGGCTTCGGCCCACACAAACTTTTAGGAGAAACAAATGTCAACAGACGTAAAGAGTAAAACATTCTTAAACAGTTTATCTGCTGCAACAGCATCAGTAGCTGCACTACAAACTACAAGTGGAGCTGCTAACTTAACTTTAGCGGCAGCAGCTGGGACAGGTGCGTTTCATCAAACAGATCAAGCGTGTAAACTTACTATAACTTGTGCCTCAGATGTTTCTGGAGTTACTTTTACAGTGACTGGAACTGATATTGCAGGCAATGCATTATCAGAAGCAATTACTGGACCAGATTCTACTACAGTAACAGGAAGTAAATTTTTTAACACAGTTACTCAAATAGCTGCTAGTGGCACAGTTGGAACAAATACTTCAGTTGGAAATGCTGCAGGAACTACAGGTGGACAAGCTGTATTAACTGCTGGTAGAACAAGAGTCAGAGGAATGCACATTACGACTGGCGGAACTGTAGGAAATATATCTTATTTCAACACATCACCTGTATCAGGAACGTCTTTATTCTCTTTTCAAGTTGCAACAACTACAAAAGATTATATTGATCCCTATATCCCAGATGATGGAGTATTGTTTGATGCAGGAGCTTTTATAGATATTCCAGCAGGAACAGCAGTGAGTGTTACGACATTCTTTGATGGATAGGAGGTTAAATGGCTAACACCACCTCGGGAACAACAACATTTGATAAAACTTTTTCTATTGATGAAATAATAGAAGATGCTTTTGAACGTATTGGATTAAATTCTGTAGCAGGTTATCAACTTAAATCTGCAAGAAGATCTCTCAATATTTTACTTCAAGAATGGGGCAACAGGGGTATTCATTATTGGGAAGTAGGTTCAACAAATCTAGATCTTATAGAAGGTCAAGCAGATTATGATTTTTTTAGATCTAGTGATGATGGAACGTCAGCAACAACCACAGATCCAGCTAGTGTGTTTGGTATATCCGATGTTCTTGAGGCACAATTAAGATCTAACAGAACACAGACAACACAATCAGATAGTCCAATGACAAAAGTAGATAGATCTACTTATGCAGGATTTTCAAATAAATTATCCAAAGGTACACCTAATCAGTACTGGGTAGAGAGATTTATAGATAAAGTTACAATACATATTTATCCAACACCAGATTCAACAAATGCATCAAAAGATATGCATTTCTTTTTTATAAAAAGAATACAAGATGTTGGAGATTATACAAATGCAACAGATGTACCATTTAGATTTGTGCCTTGCATGGTATCAGGACTTGCGTATTATCTTTCACAAAAATATCAACCAAACTTAATTCAACCTATGAAATTAGCTTATGAAGATGAATTTGCTAGAGCGTTAGCAGAAGATGGTTCTGCTTCTAGCACACATATAACACCAAAAGCATATTACCCAGGAACATAATTATGGAATACGGAAGTTTTAAAGATTTTATTGAAAGCACAGGAGACGAAGAACTTTTAAGTCTTTATGTTGAAGGTTTACAATTAAAAGATTTTTCTAAACTTGAAAAAAGATTAAAAGAAAAAGGATACCAACCCGGAGAATATGCTATGGGTGGAAGTGTTGGAAAACCTATAGGAGCTGGAGGTAAATAATGGCAAAGTACGCAACAGGTAAATACGCAAGAGCAATATCAGACAGGTCAGGTATGGAGTTTCCATATAAAGAAATGGTTAGAGAGTGGAATGGTGCGTTTGTACATGTATCTGAATTTGAACCAAAGCAACCACAATTAGAACCAAAACCTATGAATGGTGATTCTATATCTCTTAGACACGTAAGACCTGATAGAATAGAAACTGCTGTTCCTAAAATTTTACCACTAAATGCGTTTACAACAACAAGTGGGTCTGCAACAATATCTGTAAATGAACCAGATCATGGTAGATCTTCAACTAATAGAGTTAGATTTAGAGACGCACAAGTGGTTGGTGGAGTAGCTGCAGCAACAATAAATGATGCAGCAGGATACGTAATTACAAAGGTTGATGATGATAATTATACCTTTGCAACAGGTACAACATCTAGTATAACTGAGACAGGAGGAGGGGGCTCTGCATCTGCAGGACCTGTAACGGTAACACCATGATTAAAAAAATTAAAAATTTTATTTGTAAACTATTTGGTATTAAACAATGTGCTTGTCCAGAGGATGAACACATAGAATTATATACAAAAGCACCAGAACCAAAAGGTCCTATCTATACGGATGTTAATGGTAAAGCAGTAAAATGTGGGACACATAATAGATATAAAAAAAGTTGTCCTATTTGTAAAGAAGTGGCAGGGATAGCATAATGGCAGGATTAAGTGCATCAGGATTAAAAACTCAAATAAGAAGTTACACTGAAACAGACTCAAATGTTCTAACAGATGCTGTTTTAGAAAATATTATTTTAAATGCACAATATAGAATAATGCGAGAGGTTCCTATTGATGCGGATAGGAAACAACAAACAGGATCTCTTGTAACAGGACAAGATCAAGTAAATGCTCCTGCAGGGTGTTTGTTTGTAAGAAGCATACAAATTTATGATTCTACATCAGCTGTGACAGGTGCTAATTCATATTTAGAAAAAAAAGATTATACATACTTACAACAATATGTTCCGTCTACAGAAACTGCAAAAAGAGGCAAACCTAAATATTATGCCATGTATGGTGGGGCAACAGGAGAATCTGATACCACATCAGGACGTATAGCTCTAGCTCCAACTCCAGATCAAGCGTATAAATTTAGAATACATTTTAATTTTATGCCTGTTCTGTTAGAAAATAATGATACTAATTACATTAGTCTTAATTTTCCAAACGGGCTTTTATATTGCTGTTTATCGGAAGCCTATGGCTTTTTAAAAGGCCCGATAGACATGTTGACTTTGTATGAAAATAAATATAAACAAGAAGTACAGAAGTTTGCTAACGAGCAAGTTGGTAGAAGACGAAGAGACGATTATACTGATGGCGCCGTTCGTATACCAATAAGATCGGCAAACCCTTAGGAGATTAAATTATGGCTATAACATCTGCAGTATGCACAAGTTTTAAAGTTGAACTTTTAAAAGGAATTCACAATTTTTCAGCGTCAGGCGGTGACACATTTAGAATCGCATTATACACTAGTTCTGCATCATTGGGTGCTAGTACAACAGCATATACGACTTCAAACGAAATTTCTAACACATCAGGATCTGCTTATGTAGCAAAAGGTGCAGAACTTACAAATATTGATCCAGCTGCATCAAGCACAACGGCTGTTTGTGATTTTAATGATGTAAGTTACACAAGTGCATCTTTCACAGCAAACGGTGCATTAATTTTTAATGATTCTGCTTCTGGTGATCCAGCATGTGTTGTTATAGCATTTGGTAGTGATAAAACTGTAACAAGTGGAACTTTTACAATTCAATTCCCTGCAGCAGACGCAAGTAACGCGATAATCAGATTAGCATAGGAGGTCAACCATGTCGGTGACTTCAGGATGGGGCCGGTTAACCTGGGGACAGGCTAATTGGAATGAAGCCGTAACTTTAAAAACAGGTTGGGGTGCAGATCCCTATAATGATGCTGCATCAACTTGGGGCGATGTAGGTGATGAGATAGTTTCATTAACAGCTCCTGATGCGATAACATCTAAAGTTAGTATTGGATCTAATTTTGGTGAGGGTGCTTGGGGTCAAGAACAAGGCTGGGGACAATTTGTTTTAAATCCTGCGGATGTTATGGGATTAACAGGTCAAGCCGCAACTGGAGGTGTTGGCTCACCCACAATAACTGTAGATGCATCTTTTTCTATTACAGGAGTTTCTACAACATCAAACGTTGGATCAATTTCTCCTGCCGATGTAATGGGACTAACGGGTCAAGCGGTAACATCTAACGTTGGTTCTATATCACCTGCCGATGTGATGGGATTAACGGGAGTTTCAGCAACATCTTCCACAGGAGAAATAAATATTTCATCAAATCCAATTGTAGATGTAACAGGAGTTTCTGCAACATTTAATGTGGGATCAATAACACCTGCCGATGTTATGGGGTTAACAGGAGTTTCCGCAACATTTAGTGTAGGATCAATAACACCTGCCGATGTTATGGGATTAACAGGTCAATCTGCAACTGCCTCTGTAGCTGAGTTTGGAACTTCAACAGGGTTTGGAATACAAGCGTATTCAGAAGTTGACACAGGATCAAATATTTCATATTCTAATGCTGCAACGGGATCAAATATTTCATATTCTGATGTTGCAACGGGATCAAATATAACATATAGTGACGTCGCATAGGAGATAATTTATGGCATCAACATTCAGCCCTTTGGGTATAGAACTTCAGGCAACTGGTGAAAATGCCGGTACATGGGGGACGAAGACTAATACCAATTTACAGATAGTAGAACAGATATCTGGTGGTTTTACACAACAGGCTGTCTCTGATTCAGGAGATACAGATCTTTCAGTAACTGATGGTGGAACAGGAGCAACTCTTGCACACAGAATGATTGAATTTACAGGATCATTAAGTGCTGGAAGAAACGTTACCATACCAATTGATGTTCAAACTTTTTACTTCTTAAAAAATTCTACAAGTGGATCACAAAATGTAACATTTAAATATGTTTCAGGATCGGGTGATAGTGTAGCGGTAGCACCTGCAACAACTAAAATTGTATTTGCTTCTGCAAACGATGGTGTGAATCCAGACATCATAGACCTAGGTTTTGGTGCAGGGGACGTAACACTTACTGGAACACAGACTTTAACAAATAAAACTTTAACTTCACCAAAAATTGGTACATCTATTTTAGATACTAATGGTAATGAGTTATTTAAATTAACAGCTACAAGTTCAGCAACTAACGAGTTAACGATAGCAAACGCAGCTAACGGAAGCGCTCCAACTATTTCAGCAACAGGGAGCAGTGACTCTAACGTAAACATTAACATAGCTCCAAAAGGAACTGGAGAAACCGTAGTTGGTACAGGTTCAGGAGATGCAACAATTACATCTAGTGGTGCTCACAATTTAATATTAGACACTAATTCAGGAACTAACTCTGGAACAATTACAATAACAGATGGAGCAGATGGAAATATTAATCTTGCACCTAATGGAAATGGTGTTGTTCAAGCTGGTGGAGCTGCAGTAAAAGTTGCTGGAAAGGAAACTATATGGATTCCAGCAGTGGCTATGTATCCAAATACTACAAATGGTGCAGAGGCTGCACAAGTAGAATTAGGAAACGGACCAGAATTAAAAGTTTTAGATTTTGACAAAAGCTCTGATGAGAGTGCACAATTTGCAGTTGCTTTCCCTAAATCTTGGAATGAGGGCACAGTAACTTTTCAAGCATTCTTCACAGCCACTTCAACAGATACAGGAACTGTGTCTTGGGATTTAGCAGGTGTTGCTTTAGCAGATAGTGGTGATTTAAATACTGCTTTTGGAACAGCGGTTGCACCTACAGCAAAAGCACATAGCGGCACATCAAATGATTTAGATGTTACAGCAGAAAGTGGGGCAGTTACTATCGCAGGTTCACCTAGTACAGATGAATATGTTTTCTTTCAAGTAACTAGAGATGTATCAGACGACTCCCTAGACGCTGATGCAAGATTACTTGGAATTAAATTATTCTTTACTACAGACGCTGCTAACGATGCGTAATAGGTTTAAAAATGAGAGATGATAAATTAAACGATTTATTAAAACTTGGTGGAACTGGTAAATCATCAAATAATTCACAATCATCAAAAAGAAAATCTTTTGGTTATCAAATATTAGGTTTTGGTTCAGGTGGTGCTGGTGGACCAATTTGCATTGCTTTCGATTATCTAATAGCCGGAGGCGGTGGTGGCGGCTCGCACGCACACGGACCGGGAGGTGGAGGCGCTGGAGGCGTGAGAACATCTTTTTCAACTCCATGTTCAGCAATAACTTTAAATACAGATTGTGGACCAATAGCTGTAACAATAGCTGCAGGTGGTGCAAAAGCAGGAAGTTTTGATGGCACAGGAAGCACTGGTGGAACTAGTTCTATGTTTAATTGTAAACCAGTCGCTATCCCAATGGGAGGAGGCGGCGGTGGTGGCGGTCGTAGAAATCCGGGTGCACCATCTTCTTGTGGTTCAGGTGGCGGTGCTGGTTGTAATCATGCCTTTCCTGTTCAAGCAGGCGGTAGCGGAGGAAGTTTTGGTAATAATGGTGCACCATCTCAATCTCCATGTTTTGTCGGAGGAGGCGGAGGTGGAGCGTGTGCAGCGGCTACATCTGCAAATGGTGGAAACGGAAAACAAATTTCAATAACAGGTTCAAGTGTAAATTATGGCTGTGGTGGTGGAGCAAGTGCACACCCATCAGGCGGTGCCGGCACAGGGGGTAGAGGTGACGGAGGAGATGGAGGAAATGGTTCAGATCTTCCTACTGCTAATCAAGCCGGTGGTGGAGGAGGAAACGGAGCTCCAGCAGGAGCTACTGGAGTAGTTATTTTAAGATTTCCAACAGCCTGCAAACCAGCAGGTATGTCTATTACACCTGGAGACAACACTATAACAACCACTGGTTGTTGTACACTTTTAACATTTACAGTAAGTGGGAGCGCGTCATTTTAATAATTTTTTATGCGTGTGCAACATCCTTTCTGGTATTGGAATAAATCTTTATCTTTAAAATTTTGTGATGATATAATTAAATTTGCAAAATCAAAAAGAAAAAGAGTAGGTCGAACAAAATCATTAAAAACGGATAACCCCACATTAAGCTCAGTAAGAAACTCAAATATTATATGGCTTGATGAAACTTGGATTTATAGAGAAATACAACCTTATTTAAAACTCGCTAATAAAAATGCAGGTTGGAATTATGAAATAGATAATGCAGAACCTTGTCAGTTTACAATATACAATTCTAATGAATTTTATGGTTGGCACACAGATAGATTTGACAAAGAAGATTTAAAAAAGTATGATAGGGATAGAAATAGGAAATTATCAATGACACTTTGCTTATCAGACAGAAAAGACTATACCGGTGGAGACTTAGAATTTTGCATAGAAAGTTCGCCAGATGCTACACCAGACATAGTAACAAATGAAGAATTTGGTAATAAAGGTTCTATTTGTTTTTTCCCTTCTTTTATGTGGCATAGAGTAAAACCTGTTTTAAAAGGAACAAGATATAGTTTAGTCATTTGGTTCGGTGGTAAAGACTTTAGATAATGTTTCCTAAAATTTTAAACAGAGAAGATATATTTTCAACACCACTTTGGATATGTGATTTTCCAGATAAATTAAAAGAAATAAATAAGATATGTGATCCTCATATTAATCAAGCTAAAAAAAATTTTAAACAAAAATTAAAAGATAAGAATAAATTTTATAATACAAAAAATGATCACGGTTTAGTTTATCACTCTGGTTTAATAGCTAATGATCCTAAATTAGAAAAGTTTAACAACTATATTGTTGCAACTTGTCATAACTTATTAGATGAGATGGGTTTTGATTTAACTAATTATAAAGTTAATTTAGATGAAATTTGGGTTCAAGAATTTGCTAAATCTGGAGGAGGACACCACACATTACACACACATTGGAATGGACACATGTCTGGTTTTTATTTTTTAAAGGCAAGTGATAAAACTTCTAAGCCTGTTTTTCAAGACCCAAAGCCTGGAGCTAATATGAATTCTTTACCTATAAAACCAACGAAAGAATTAGTTTATGGGATTCCGCAAATTGAATACGTTGTAAAATCTGGTAGAATGATGTTTTTTCCATCTTACATGCCTCATTTATATACAGTTGATGAGGGAGTAGAACCTTTTAGATTTATTCACTGGAATTGTAGGGCTTATCCAAAAAATATATGAAAGTAAAAAATATAACTATAGTAGGTGGTGGTACTGCTGGATTAATTTCTGCTTTAATATTAGAAAAAAAATTTAGAAATCATATTAATATACAAATTATAAAATCTGATGAAATAGGCATCATAGGTGTAGGAGAGGGTAGCACTGAACATTGGATTGATTTTATGGGTTGGTGCGATTTAGATTATTTTGAATTAATCAGAGAATGTAATTGCACATTAAAATCTGGTATAATGTTTAAAGACTGGTCTGATAATAATTTTTTACACAGTGTTTATGGTGGGATTAATAAACTGGGTCAAGAAAATATATTTTATTTAAAAAAGATAGCTAACAATAAAAAAGCTAATGATTTTGTATTTCCTTTATTTTTAAAAAATAAAGTAGTTGCTAATGAACCAAGACCAACAAATCAGTTTCATTTTGATACATATAAATTAAATGAATATTTAATAAAAAAATGTAAAGAAAGAAATGTTAAAATTATAAACGATAAAATAAAAGAAGTTAAAATTAATAAAAATGGAATTAATTACATAAAAGGCACAGTTAAATATAAATCAGATTTTTACATTGATTGCACTGGTTTTAGAAGAATATTAATTTCTAAATTTAAACATAGATGGGTAAAACTTAATAAATATTTAAAAGTTAAATCAGCTATAGTTTTTCAAACTAAAGATACAAATAATTACAATATTTACACTACTGCCAAAGCCATGAAATCTGGTTGGTTATTTAATATTCCTGTTTGGGGTAGACACGGTAATGGCTATATATTTGATAGTGATTTAATTAATTCAGACCAAGCTAAAAAAGAAGTAGAAAAATATTTAAAACACAAAATTGATGTAAGAAAACAGATTAACTTTGAGTCTGGGTATTTAGATAAAGTGTGGATTAAAAATTGTTTTGCTGTGGGTTTAAGTGCAAATTTTGTAGAACCTTTAGAGGCGACATCAATAGGGACTTCAATCCAACAATCTTATTTATTATCTCATTATTTAATTAATTATGATGACAAAATTATTAATCATGTAAATAATTTAGTAGAAAAAATTATGCTTAATATCAGAGATTTTATTTGTTTACATTATATAACAAAAAGAAAAGAAGAGTTTTGGAAGACACAAGTTATACCTGACACATTAAAATATAAATTAGATTTATTTAAAAACAGATTACCAATACAAGAAGATTTTAATAATGGTTGTAAATATCAATTATTTTGGGACAAAAATTATATACACATTATGCAAGGTTTAAATTTAATTAACAAACAAAAAATTAAAAAACAATATGAATTATTAAATGATGATGTTAAAAATTATATAAGTGATTTTAACATACAAGCTAATAATATTATAACACACAAACAATATCTAACTAATATAAGAAATGAGCTTTAAAAAAAATAAATATCAAATAATAAAAAATATTATTGATAAAAAATTTGCTAATTTTTTATTTAACTATTCTTTTTTAAAAAAGAAAGTCGCGGATAAAATGTTTGAAAAACGATATCTTTCACCATATACAGAGTATTTTGGAACTTACAACGATGATCAAGTTCCTAATACTTATTCTCATTATTCAGATATAACCATGGAAACATTACTTGTATTTATTAAAGAGGAAATAGAAAATAAAATAAAAATAAAATTAGATGAAACTTATACTTATTTTAGAATATATAAAAAGGGTGATATATTAGAAAGACATATCGATAGACCAAGTTGTCAAATATCAGGTACCTTAAATTTAGGAGGAGACATTTGGCCAATATATCTTGATCCAACAGGTGGTAAAAATAGAGCGGGTAAAGAAATATTATTAGAACAAGGTGATCTTTTAGTTTACTCCGGATGTGAGTTAGAACATTGGAGAGAAGAGTTTGAAGGTAATTTATGTTCACAAGTATTTTTACACTATAATAAAAAAGGTTCTAATAATTTATTTGACTCCAGACCTTTTTTAGGACTACCGAAAGAATTTAAATCACAATGATTTATTTTCCTGTTACAACAGTTACAGATTGTTTTGATAATCCGGATGAAATAGTTAAATTTGCAAATACTTTAAAATACTATAAATCTAAAACCGGTAACTTTCCAAACATTAGAACAAAAAGTTTACATGAAATAGACAAAAAAATATTTGATAAATTTATAGTTTCTGTATTATCATTGTATTATGATTTTAGACATCATGATATTCAGTGGAGAGGGGCTCATGTTTGTTTTCATAAAATGAAACCATATTCAAAAAATATTTTAGACGTAAGAAATAAAGGTTGGATTCACAAAGATGACTGTGCTTTAGCAGGTTTAGTTTATTTAAATAAAAAATCTAGATTAGATAGTGGGACTAGTTTTTATAAACCAGTAATGCCTATAAAAAATAATGATGCTGTAAATCAAAAAAGAAATTTATACAAAAAAAATATATTTAATAAAAAAATATATGAAAAAATTTATAAAAACCACAATAGTAAATTTATAAAAATTCAAACGGTAAAAAATGTTTATAATAATTTAATAGTATATGGAGGGAATATTTGGCATGCCTTTGATAATATGGTGGTTGAGGATAGTAAAGAAAGGTTAAATTTAGTCTTTTTTATACAAGAATTAATTATAGACAATACGCCTTTAATAAAATATAAGAAATATAGGATATAGTTATGGCTACTTTTGCAAAATTAGAAAAACGACCCGATCCATTTGATTCAAGCACAGAAAGATGGACTGTTATGAATGTAATAAAAGTTGGTAACAAAACACCAACATCTGATGGACTTCTCGGTGATAATGACATGCACATTGACGGAGAAAATTGGTGTAAAAATTTCTTCCAAGGTGGGACTTGGAAACAAACCTCAGCAGGTCATGCTTTTAGAGGGAGAATGGCAATGATAGGTGGAACATATGATTTTGCGGAAGATAAATTTATTGAAAGACAACCTTTCGCATCATGGATAAAACAAGATGATGGTGTGACTTGGAAAGCTCCAGTCCCTTATCCTACAATAACTACATACAAAGATAATGGTGCAGACGTAAACTATAATATTTTTTGGAATGAAAACGATTTAGAATGGAAAGCACTTGATTGGGACTCCCCTAGAAATACATTTGCTTGGGATTCTGATAATTTAGTTTGGATTCAACAATAATTTAGACTACAAAAAATATTAAAACTATATATAGTGGGCGATTATGCTACAAAAAATAGGTTTTCAGCCAGGAATCAACAAACAAATCACACCCACAGGAGCCGAGGGTCAATGGGTAGATTGTGACAATGTAAGATTTAGGTATGGCACACCTGAAAAAATAGGTGGATGGAATCAATTAGGTAACGTCAATGAGAATGAATTGACAGGAGCAGGACGTGGTTTACATCATTTTGTTAATAGTTTAGGTAGAAGATACGCTATTATTGGCACTAATAGAATTTTATATGCTTTTTCTGGTGGTGTATTTTATGACATACACCCTATTAAATCTACAACAACACTTACAAGTGCATTCAGCACGACTAATGGATCACCAACTGTTACAATAACTTTTAGTGGATCTCATGGTATAAATCCGCAAGATATTATTTTGTTAGATAATTTTACTGCAATAACTAATTCTAATTTTAGCGCCTCTGATTTTGATAATAAAAAATTTATGGTTACAACTGTTCCTACAACATCAACATTAACAATTACGATGCCTTCTAATGAATCAGGATCTGGTGCAACAACATCTGGTGGTATTAGAGTGCAACATTATTTTCCTGTTGGATCTGCTGTTCAGGAAAAAGGTTTTGGTTGGGGTTTAGGATCTTGGGGTGGAGAAGCTTCAAATGCAGTCACTACAACTTTAAATGGTGCATTATTAAACGATGCATTTGGTACTGGTGGGTCTGGAACATCTATTGTTTTAGCTGATGCTACACAATTTCCTAGCACAGGAACTAATTTTATAAAAGTAGGGACCGAAGAAATATCTTACACGGGGGTTACAGGAGGCACTACATTGACAGGTATTACAAGGGCTGTTAGAGGAACTACAAGAGCTGCACACAGTAATGGCGCAACTGTAACTAATACCACGGACTTTGTTGCTTGGGGTGAAGCAGCATCAGGTGACTTAGTATTAGAACCCGGTATGTGGTCAATAGATAATTTTGGTGACAAAGCAATTTGTTTAATTCATGATAGCTCTGTATTTGAATGGGACTCTAGTTTATCAAACGCAACAGAAACAAGGTGCACGATTATAACAGGAGCACCAACTGCATCAAGACATATGGTCGTATCAACACCGGATCGTCACTTAGTATTTTTTGGAACAGAGACAACTATTGGAAATCCAGCAACACAAGATGATATGTTTATTAGGTTCTCGGACCAAGAAAATATTAATAGCTACACACCAACAGCAACCAATACAGCTGGTACACAAAGACTGGCCGATGGATCACAGATCAGAGGAGCGATTAGAGGTCGTGATGCAATTTATGTTTGGACCGACACAGCTTTATTTACACAACGTTTTGTTGGTCAACCGTTTACATTTGCCTTTTCACAAGTTGGAACTAACTGTGGACTTGTAGGACAGAATGCATGTGTTGAAGTAGATGGTGCTGCATACTGGATGTCAGAAAATGGCTTCTTTAGATATGCTGGTAAATTAGAATCATTACCATGTTTGGTAGAAGATTTTGTTTTTGACAATATAAATATTGAGTCTGGTAACCAAATGGTGTCAGCAGGGTTAAATAATTTATTTGGTGAGGTCATGTGGTTTTATCCAGAGTCTACATCCTCTGTGGTAAACAGAATGGTTTCATACAATTATTTTGACTCATCACCACAAAGACCAGTATGGACTGTAGGTAGTTTATCTAGAACTATGTGGCAAGACTCAGCGGTATTTACTAAACCACACGCTTTAGAATACGATGCATCAACAGATACATCTTTTGATGTGGTTGGAAATACTGAGGGTAGAACAGCATACTACGAACATGAAACAGGGACAGATCAAAATAAAAATGGTACAATCACAGCTATAACAGCGAATATAGTATCCGGAGATTTTGACATCACAGCACAAAGAACATCACAAGGTCAACAAACAGGTATTGCAACATTTAGAGGAGATGGTGAATTTTTAATGAAAATACGAAGATTTATACCTGACTTTATATCACAGACAGGAGCAACAAGAGTAACTTTACAATTAAGAAATTTCCCTAATGAAACAGCTGCAAGCTCATCACTAGGTCCTTTTGACATAACATCCTCTACTTTAAAAGTAGATACGCGAGCAAGAGCAAGATCGATTGCATTAAAAATAGAAAATACAGCTGCGAGTCAAAGTTGGAAACTAGGAACTTTTAGATTAGATACACAACCAGATGGTAGACGATAATGGCTAAGATAGTACAAGTATTAACAAGACCTGCACAAGAGTATGATTATACAGTTGCAGAGGCTCAAACTAGAGATATAGATGGGATTATAGTAAAATTAAATACTACATATCAACAAGAATTAAAAGACGAGGTAGAAGCTCAAAACTTCTTTTTAAATTAATGGCAAATAGTTTTATAAATAAAAAAGTAGATCTAACCACAACAGATTTAACCACTTTGTATACTGTGCCAAGTGCAAAAACATCTGTAGTAAAATCTCTATTAGTTTCGAATGATGCAGGATCTGGTTGTAATATAGATGTTACTCTAGTAGATGCTAGCGGTAATATATTTAGTTTATTTAAAACAAAAACTATAGCAACAATTACTACAACAGAACTTTTAACTAACCCTCTTGTAATGGAGGAAAGTGAGATATTAAAGGTACAAGCCTCTGACGCGAATGAGCTGCACGTCATAGCTTCTATATTAGAAATACAGCCAAGAGAGGTAACAGCATAATGAAAGAACTAAAACCAAAAAAAATAATAGAAAAAATAACAAATAAGAAAACAGGCGAAGAATACAAAGATGATTCTGAGTGGAAAGCAAAGGGTATATCTCCTGAGGATATTAGAAGAGATGTTACTGTGATAATGCCAAGCCTTGATTTTTTAAGTAAAACAAAATAGAATAGTAAGATGGCCATAACTAGAACTCAAATAGCAAGACAATTATATAGAATAGGCGGCGTTGGAGGACGAGCTAAAGAAGGATCAGTTGAAAGAACTGGTGGAAGTTCCAATAGAGAAAGAGGTATAACTCAACAATTTAAAGGACCAAGTGGGACAACTGGTAGAATAGATACACGAGACGCAGATCCTAGACGTCCAGATAGAAGAGCAGTAAGTCAGTTTTCTCAATTTGGTAGAAACGTAATGGCTCAAAATTTAAAACCTAAAAGGTTTCAAGGTCTAAGAAGTTTAGCTTCTAGATTTAATCCACTATCTTTTATATTAGGATTGATAAACCCTGCGTTAGGTATAGCTTCTAGATTTGTTACGTCAGCACCAGATACTTTTCAAACTTTTAAAGAGTCTCCAACATTAGCAGACTTTTTAGAAAACATGAAAACAAAAAAGATTTCTGATATTTCTGTAGACTCAGGAAGAGGTAGTGGTCTTAGACCCACTATAGATATGAAAAAACCAATAGAACCAATATCTGAAAGTGACATGAGCATACCTACGATAGAACGAATATCTGAAAGTGATATGAGTTTATTAACACCGGAACAAAAAAAAATAATTGACGATACACAAAACCAGGAAGACGACGAATTTTTAAATAATGCTATAGCTGGATTAACTAAAAAACAACAACAAATGTTAGCTGGTCCTCAAAAAAATTTAAAAAATATAATGGATATTTCAGATGAACAAATATTAGAGAATATTGCTCCATTCAATGATCCTAATGATCCAGCTACATTACAAGAAGTTAGGAATTTTTACAAAGTAGCAGATGGTGGTATGATAGGTGGAGGCATCATGGACGCTGCAGGTAGACAACAATATTTTTTAGGTAAACTAGTTAAGAAAGCTAAAAGAGCAGTCAAGAAGATAGTTAAAAGTCCTATTGGTAAGATAGGTTTATTAGCAGCAGGTGGTTTCGGATTAAACAAAGCATTTCCATTTATGCAAGCTGGTAAATTAACAGGAGCTGGTAAATTATTTGGAGGGGGTCTTTTATCTTTAGCACCATTTATATTTGGAAATCAAGAAGACGATACACAACAACTAGCAAGTATGGGATCAGTAGGTGGTCAAATAGATCCAAGAGCATATACAAATCCTAGAGATGTTTTATTTCCTGCATTTAGAATGGCTGAAGGTGGTAGAATCGGATTAAAAAATGGTGAGGGTATTATGAAAGTAGCATCAGCACCAGATATAATGGATTCATTAAATGACTTAGCTCAAATGTTATTTGGTAAAAATCTAGATCAACTTACTGATGAAGAGTATGATGCTTTACAAGATGCAGCCAGAGACAGTAGGGCTGAAGGTGGTTCTATGAAAGAACCCGTAGCTAAAAAGACTATGCCACTATTAGATATGGGTGGACAAGAGATGGATTTAAGAGCTGAAGGTGGTTTTGTGCCAATAGGACGTATGGAAAAGGCAGATGATGTCCCTGCAAGATTGTCTAAAAATGAGTTTGTATTTACAGCTGACGCTGTTAGAAATGCAGGTGATGGGGATGTAGACAAAGGCGCAGAAGTCATGTATAACATGATGAAGAACCTCGAAGCCGGAGGTGACGTATCTGAAGAATCGCAAGGCTTAAAAGGCGCACGTGAAATGTTTCAAACATCAAAAAGATTAGAGGAAGTAATTTAATGGCTATTCAAGAAACTCGAACATTACCTGCACCATTTGTAGATAAATTAGGCACTGACCTTGCAACACAGATCACGGCCCAAGCACAAATACCTGTTGTTGCACCTGGAGCAGGTGGTATTACACAATTAGCAGGTGAGACTGCTGCAGACTTTGCAAAAAGACAACAAGCAGCACAACAGTTTGATATTAGACAACAAAGTTTAGCCGGACTTGCACCACAAGTTGCAGGATTAAGTCAATTAGAACAAGACGCAAGAACAAGAGCACAAGCAGGTTTGGGATCATTTCAACCATTTTTAACAGAAGCACAAACTCAAGCAGGAACTGCAGGAGGAATATTAGGACAAGCAGGAACAACATTAGGTGGTGTTCCATTAGGAGCTACAGCTTTTCAACAAGATGTTGGACAATTTATGTCGCCATTCCAATCACAAGTTATTGATGCAACTTTATCTGAATTTGATCGTAACACTGCACAAAGAGAACAACAGATAAGAGATCAACAAGCAGCTTTGGGTGTGCTCGGCGCTGGTCGAGCGGGCGTACAACTCGCCGAGTTTGGTACGGGGGCGGCACGAGAACGTGCACTATTACAAGCAAATCTATTACAACAAGGGTTTGGTCAAGCACAAGCGGCTAGGCAACAAGATATTGCAAATAGATTTGGTTTAGGTCAAGCACAAGCAGGATTAGCAGGACAACAATTAGGACAAGCACAATTTCAAACAGGACTAGCATCACTAGTTCCTGGATTACAAAGAGCAGATGTCGGACAACTTGGAGCATTGGGCGCAATCGACAGATCATTAAGCCAAGCACAACTTGATGCACAAAGACAAGCAGCAACAACAGCAGCATTCCAACCACAACAACAATTAGATAGATATGCTGCACAAGTAACAGGTCTAATGGGTGGTTATCCAGGTGGAACAAGGCAGGAGTTCGTACCACAACCTACACCATTACAGTCTGCTCTAGGTATTGCGACTACACTAGGAGGCCTATATTTAGGATCTAGATAATGAGAAACAGAACTTTAATGAGACCCATGTTTAGAATAGGTGGTTCATCAGGAACTGGTATTACGTCAGGACTTGATAGACCAAAATATCAAATAGGTGGTGGTGCAGGTATGGCTAGAGATAATATTAGATTAAGTGATTTACCTTTTATGAAATCACCACAGGTTGATACAAGTAAAATAACTTCAAAAGTAGATCGTAAACCAACTGGTATTGGTATGGGAACATTACCAGGATTCTTAACAAGTTTAGGTTTAAACATAGCTAGTGCTGCACCAACAGGCAATATTTTTTCTACTATTGCAGGAGCTGCAAAAGATCCATTTGATACTTTCCAACAAGCTAAGTTTGCAGAAGCAAAAGAAGAAAGAGAGTTTGGGAGAGAAAAAGAATTACAAATGTTAAAAAACTTAGATGAAGACGATAGAATTCAAATACAAAAAGAAGCACAGGTTTTAGCTGACAATCCAGAAAGTGAATTTTTTGGAAACTATAATGAAGCACTTAATGCTTTAGCAAAGAAAAAAATATATGGTGTAGATTTTATGCCTGGAGAAAAACGTGAAAAAACAATTGAAGCTGATGCAGAAACCATACGTTCAAGTATGAGAGTTAATAAAATAGTTGCTAAAAGAATGGCAGCTTTTGAATATGACTTTGATAGCATACAAAAGAAAAACGACGATCTTTCGTTTGATATTGAAGATCCTTACTGGACTCCTGGTAGAAAAACTTACAAAGAAGGTCTTACTTATCACGATGCAATTTCAGGTAAATATTTTACAAGAGATTCAAATGCACCAGGTGGTGATGGTGTACCACAAGGGTTTGTTGAAATACAAATTAATAGATAGGATCTACCATGGTACAAAAGTACGATAGATTCGCAATCCAAGAGCCAGAAACAGAAACAAATTTAGCTGTATCTGTTGCAGCAGGAGTAGGTTCTGGTCTAATAAAAATCCCTTTAGGTTTAGTTTCAGTAGCTGCAGAATTATATGATGCAACACAAGGAGAAGGTGTAAACTATGATGAGAGCGCCGTTGCAAGACTAGAAAAATTTATCGATGACAGTGTTGTAGGCGATGTTATTAATGGTTTAGAGGATAAAGCAAGAGACACTGCAGCAGGTAGAATAACAGAGGCATTGGTGCAAGTTGGTGTGCCTGCAGCAAGAGCTGCAAAACTTGCTGGTAATATAGCTGTTAAAGTAGTCGGTGGTATACAAAAGGGTAAAAGAGTTGCCGTAACAGGTAAACAGGGAAAAAATTTATTAAAAGGTGCACAGAAAGCAAACGAATTAAATAAAACAGCAAGATACGCTAAATATGCTGCAACTAGTCTTGGTGGTGCCGCAGGTGCAGCTGCTGTTTACGATATAGAAGATATAGGAACTTTTGGTGATATTGCTCCAGGTGTAGGAACAGGTTTAGATAGAGACGCCACAAAAGATACAGAAGATGATGCTATTAGAAGATTAGAAAACAGAGCTAAATTTTTTGCAGAAGGTGTTTTATTAACACCTTTTGTATATGGTATCGGACAAGGTGCAAAATTTTTAGGTAAGAAAGGTAAAGAACTTGCATACAGCAATTCTAAATTTGAAAGAATATTAGATAAGTTTGCATCTACATTTAGACCTAGAAGTAAAAAGTCACAAGAGCTGTTTGAAGCACAAATGAGAGTTGAAGGACAAGAAGGTGCAGCAGCTATTGTTGCAAAAGATTTAGTAAGAGACATTGATGATTCTTTTAAAACTATATTTGATAAATCATTTACAGCAGCTGAAAGAGTAAAAAATACGGATGCTATACTAGAACAAATGGATGGCCTAATCAGAACTGGTAAGGACACAATTGTAAAAAATGAAGTGGTTTTTAGAAACTTTGACAAAAAACGATTAACAGATTTTAAAAAATCATTGACTAATCTTAAAATACCTGCAGCAAAACAAGATGAATTAGTGGCTGCAGTTACTAATTCTAAAAAAGCTTTTAATAGATTACAAACAGATCTATTGCAAGGTGGTAATCTAACCACAACAAACAAAGATGAATTATTAAATTTTTTTAGTCAGAGATTAAACTCAACACTATCAAACGATTACAAGATATTTCAAAATAATAAAATAGTAAAAACAACAAATTACATACCATCAGACGAAAAAAGACAGGCTGTTGCACAGGTGTTTATGAACTATGCAAAAAACAATAAAGTTAGAGGCTATACAGATAAAGACGCTTTATTAGATGTAGACAGAGTTCTTGAAAATGTAAAGATGGACCCTGTAACAAAGTCACCAACATTTAGATTTGAAAGTAAAAGTGCGCTTTATGATGGTGTAACTCAAGAAATAAATATTTCTAAAATGATATCTACAAACAAGTTTGACCCTAAAGATTTAATTACAGGTCAAAGAGATCTAAAAGCATTTAGAGAATTATTTGGAGAAATAAAAGACGCAAGAAGAACAATTATTAATAACATGCAAGCAATGTCCTCGATTACTGCAAGAGATAAATTTTATAATACAATTGTACAGAGTGGTAAAAT